TAAATGTCTCAACTTTTTCTTTTTTCATTTTAAACCTCCTAAAGCTTTCTTTTTCTTTGTTTTTATTTCCCCGTATTCTTTTAATATAATAAAACCTATTTCATCATGAAGATTTCTAAATTTTATTGTAAAAATATCATAATTTTTTTTCATAATATTTTTTAATGTTCTTTCTGTTGTTCTTCTGTATTTAATTAATTCTGCTTTAGTTTTAAATTTACAAACAAGACATTCATCTTCATCTAATTTTTTAATATCACGATAATATTTATAGTATTTACTGTTCATACCAAACACACTTGTATCTCTTATTTTTTTTATTTCAGCTTTCATCTTTATCTCCCAATAATTTTTTAAATTTTTCTGTAGATTGACCATCACTTTTAGTCCACCTTTTTCTTGACGCAAGCCTTCTTAAATTTCTTGCTGTTAATCTATCTTCATCTTGAGCTTGGTTCATTGCGTCTATAAAACCTGCCCCGGATTTAGTAACTCTTTTTTTACTCATCTTTTTCCCTCAATTGTTTTAAGTTTTTATCTGTAAATACGCGTAGCAACGCATCAACAGCATCGTTTTTATTTTTGAAAACATCCCTCTCCATTTCGACAAGGAAGGCTACAAAGTCTTTTCCTAACTGTATTAAATCTTTTTGATTGTGATGTGAACGCAACTCAACTGCTATCTTTTGAAACACTTCATTTGTTTCATCATCGTTTTTATATGTATCTTTTGACTCTACATTTATATCCATATGTGATGGAAATCCCATTTTTTTCTCCCTTTTTTGCAGACAAAAGTCCTTACCCCTCTAAATACTCTTCGCTCTGTTACAGCGAATTACTCGTCCATCACAACATCATATGGTAGTGTTTTGCTCTTCCTTATAACTTCCGGGGAATGAGCAACCCATTCCATAGACTGTGATGTTAAAGGGCTACGCTCTTTGATGACTGTATTTAATTGCATTTCCGGATCATAACCAAATGGTCCTTCATTCGCTATCGAAACATGGATCCAATGAATAAAATCTTTCTTGCTCATCCTTTCTTCAGGACTCCAAGGCAAGTCAATTTTATCAGGATGCGGTGTTCCAAAATGTGCGCATCGTGCAATAGGCCACCATGATGGAATAAAAAAATCTTTACTAACACTTGCAGTGTGCTTGTAACCATTTTGATACTCATTACGCTCCAAAACAAACTCCGTTGGAAGCGATTCACCAAGATCGTGTTTAACATTTAAAGCCTGCATTTATACTCCTTATGTAAACCAATTAAGTATAATATCTTTTATTATTTGGTTGAAGTCAAGTAAATAAAAAAATCCGTTTACTTTAAAAATAGGGTAAAATGGTTCATAAAACATGGTTCATATGTATGAACGACAGCTGTCTATGAACCATTTTTCTTTGTAAGTGTTTGTTTTACTTAAATAAAAAAAATGAAATGGTTCATGGTTCATAAAGCCTTTCTATGAACCGTTTACACTAGTTAAGTTATTGAAAAATATATATAATAATTTTTTTTGCAATCGTTCATGGTTCATGTATATATATATATAGTGGGGCGTATGAACCGCCCCCACATATAAAGTAAATAAAAAAGGAGAAGGCATGAAAGGGAGTAGTAAATCAGATATGAATGCAGTGATCGAGGATCCACAATCTCCTCAGTCACAGTTAACGATGCAGCAACAAAAATTTGTGGATCTTTATTGTTCGGCTGAAGATCTGTCGCAGACGGAGGCGGCCCGGAGGGCCGGGTATAAGTATCCGGCACTATCAGGTCATCAACTACTAAGAAAGCCCCATGTGGTCGCCTGTATTGACGAGAAGAGGAGGGAAATCGGGCATAAGTATCGTATCACTCCTGAAAGAAAAGCTCGGGATCTAATTAATATTCAACACAAAGCTCAAGAAGAAGGAAAATACATAGCCGCCTTAAAGGCCATTGAACTACAAGTTAAGCTTGCGGGACTTGATATCAAAAAATCCATAAACATTACGGGAAAGATAGATATCGACTCCATGACTGAAGAAGATATCAAGAAAGAACTAATGAATTTAGCTAAGGAAGCTGAAAGAAATACAGTAGATCTCCCCCCGGAAAGCTTTGTTGAAGTAATCGAACCTGAAGAATCAGACTAAATTATCTGCCAAAGGCATTGGATCAGGACTATTATTGTCGGGATATGTATAAAATAATGCATTGTTAGACCAAGTAAAAAACAGTAAAAGACAATTATCTTTTATACTATCCACCAGGAAAATCAATGCGACAATGTGTGATTTTACATTATATTTTCAAGAAAATGTTCAATAACTTTAATTGTAAATCCGTTTCCAATCATTTTATATCTTTGTGTGTTAGATACTCCCTCAGTATAGTTATCTGGAAGTGTCTGGAGCCGTTCACATTCTAATGGTGTAAGTTTGCGCCATGAAACTTCTTTATCATTAACCCACATATTTCCATTGGAGCTGTTGGTTCTTAATGTTGTAGATTTATCTCCCGTTATTGTCTTTTTATTATAAGGATCAACAAATTCTGCATCGGGATCAGGAACATATTTTTTTACTGATAATTTAGATATTGGTATCTTATTTCCTAAATTAACTGCCACTTTCGGTTCGGTATTACCACCACCATGAGCATTAACTGTTGGTGATTTACCAACTTCTGAATAAATTCTTTTTAAAGAATCATGCCCATTTACATCGGCGGCTACAGCTACTTGTTTCGGTGTTTTATATGTTTCTAAATATGGAGCATCAGTCGGTTCTTTGTGATATCCAGCAATAACTGTTCCTATCTTTTCATCTTTAGCTGTATAAAAACGCCCTTTTCCCCTTTTATTATTTAATACTCTATCTTTCTTTTGGTCGCTAATTTCATGTTTAGGATCGGGATGTGTTTCTAATATATCTTTTAAAACAATTCCCAAATCATCGGGCTGTTCTTGTTTTAATGGAATGTTCGTCCAATATAATCTTTTTCTGTTTTGTGCTGATACAAGAGATGAATTTATTTCAATCGGTTCAATGCCAAATAAACTACCACTAACACATTCAGGATAAATTTTACCTATTGCATTATTAATTACTTCTTGATGCTCCTTTTTCATTTTTACATTTTCTAATAAAAAATATTTAGGTTTTAACTCTTCGAGCAATCTAATAAATTCAAAAAACAATACGGATCGTTCATCTTCAAATGCTAATCGTTTCCCGGCAAATGAAAAACCTTGGCAAGGACTACCCGCAGTTAATAAATCAATATCATGTATAAAATCTTCTCCTTCAATTTCCTTAACATCTCCAAGATGAATGGTATTCGGGAAATTCTTTCGGGTTATCTCAATGCCGTATTTATCTATCTCACTCGCATAATATTTATAAACGGGTATGCCTAAATTTTTTAAAGCAATTTGTGTTCCGCTACATCCATCAAATAAACTGCAAACTACAATGCCTTTTGTCATTTCTGCTCCATAATTAATCTTTTAACAAACTCTAACCCAGTCTTAAAACCTACATTATAGTCATCACTTTCTTCGGGATCTGTTTTATTAACTGAATGAATTATTTCGGGAGATACTAACTTTTTTTTATATAATTTTTCTATCTCCACATCTATTTTTGTTATCACTCTCATTGATTTTTTTCTTCCTCTCAAATTACTTTCAGAACTCATTTTTGGCTCGCTATTTCATCAAGTTTTTTTTCACACTTATTTACTATCTCTCTTGCCAATCTTGGTTCTTGCCAATGTTTATTCCATGTCGGCCTGGACTGCTCTTCTTCCCAATCGGGTTCTCCAACACTTGATTTTAAAGCCCATACAATTTGATTTAATTGATCCTCGCTAAATGGTATTTTCTTTTTAACCATGTTTAATTTTCCTCCTAAGTTTTTTTGCTTTCATATTCTCTCTTTTAATTAGCTTATTTGCCTCCGACTGCATTGTGAATATTTCATACTTCGTTCCTATAAATTTTGTGCGATCGGGTTCAACTCTTCTATGCGACATAATTTTGCCTTTATCTTTGTTAGTTTTACCTGGCAATAATCTCTTACCCATTATTCTTCTCCTCTCCCAATACAGTTTTAACCCAATATTTAAGAGGTTTATCCCATTCTTCTTGAGTCCAATATTCAAATTCTTCATTAATATCTTCTTCAGAAACACTTAATAACCACTCCCAAGAATTATTACTTTCTTTATTTAACTGAATACAAATATCCCTTTTTTTTATAATATCACTAGCCATTACTCTCTCCTTTCTTTTCTTTTTTACCAAATACAAGTTTGCTTATCGTTAGCAAACTCTTGTAGTTTTTTTGTTTCTTCTCGCGTCATCGTTCCCTCAGGATAACCTTTTTCATCGTGATCAAGAATTGAAACCTCAATTGTTTCAGCTAAATGTTTTTCTTCAGGTGTATCACCACTCGCATAAATAAAATCTAATACACCACCACTTATCTCAACTGTAATTTTAATTCCCATTATTCATCTCCCTCTTTAATTTCTTCTACTCTAGAAAATGTCCACAATGGTGTGCCAAAAATATTTTTTACAATTGGCTCAAACTCACTCCCGTCAATTCTTCCGCCCTTATCGATAGCATCATCTTCGTTCTCTGCATCAACCACAACATAATAATCTGTGTTCTCATTAACTATGTATTTAAATTTTTTAGTCATTATTCTTCCCTTTCTTGATTATATTTCCAACCACTCCACAAACCCAGATCTTGCCAGGCCAGACCTAATGCCCCATTAACATCCCAAATGTCGTGGCAGTCTTCAAAAAAATACTCTTCAGGTTCACTAACATGAGATACTGTATAAGAGTAATTAGCTATGAATGGACTATTGACATAATTATCTACAACATCTCTTTGAAATTTATCAAAAGCATCTGCGCTCTCTTCTTCACTATTATAAGCATTCCAATCAGGTTTCGGGATATCATGCTCCCATTTATGTTTAGTAATAGTAACAATAAATTTTTCTGTTACTCCATCTATCGTATCATCCATTGTTATGGATGCTGAATCTTTAAAAAGTAATTTAAACTTTAATAATTTTACTTTCATTTCTTCTTTTGATAGAAAACTTGGAAAAGAAAATCCAATATTTATATCGTTATTAATCATTATTACTCTCCCTCTCAATAAAATCTGCTACACAAATATCTTGCATGGCATTATCCAAACAAGTATCAACTCCCCATTGAGTTTTAAAATCATGATAAATTACCTCTTCTGTATCTTGTAAGGTTACTTCATAGCCATGCGTCCCGTATTCATTTTCATAGTGAAATATTTCATCGGGATCATCAAATTTGTCTATATCTATTGACGGTTCTTGTTTATAAATATCTATAATAAAAATATCCTCAGATGAATTTTTAAAAAT